AGCAATGAAACATGCAGGGCTTGGAGGGCAGTGAAATGAACTGTATCCGTGGCTTGATATTTGCGGTGCCTGTTGGTATAGCTATGTGGGCTGGCCTGATATGGGCCGGTGTCAAGATTTGGAGGTGGCTGGGTGCCTTGGGTTGAAAGGCTGATTGATTTTCTGGTTGAGTGCTGGCCCGTGCAGGTGGTCCAGCCTGACCAGCGTGCTATGCTGACCCTGTTCGGGCGTTGGCCCAAGGTGGTAGGGCCTGGCGTGTGGTTCGTTGTGCCCGGCCTGATGCGCTGTGAGAAGCGTGAGGTAACAGCCCAGACCATTGGGGCTGGCCCATTCGATTACGGGCAGCGCACCATTAGCGTGGGCATCGAATATACCATATCGGACCTGAAGCGGTATCTATTGTCAGCGGTGAGCGTGGACGAGTCTATGCGGCTAGAGGTGGCCAGTGTGGTCGAGGCCGTGGTTGAGGAGAATGGCGACTGCGCGGAAACGCTATCGGCACGGACCCAGACCCGTCTGCGCCAGATCGCCCAGAAGCGATGGGGCGTGCAGGTGTCAAATGTTGCCACGGAGACAGACTTGCAACCAATAGCGATTAGGCACATAGGGTCGGCCTGGGAGGAGATAGCCTAATGCGTGAAGCCACCAAAGCACTGCTAGTGTCCATGTTCCAGCCCGTGGAACGGTTGAACATTTGGCAGTGGGCACAGGCTAACGTGGACTTCAGCCGCGCACCGTCCTACGAAACCCCGTTGCATACACAGTACAATCCCGACTTTATTCCTCAGTACAAAGAGATAGTGGAGGCTGACACTGACTTGGACGTGCGCGAGTGCTGGGTGCTCAAACCAAGTCGGGCCGGGGCATCTGAGAATGTGCTGCTCAACCCCATGCGCTACCACGTGGCTTGCAACCCAGTGCCCATCCTGTATGTGTCGGGTGACGAAAAAGGGGTCAAGGACTTTTTTGACGAGCGCGTGGTGCGTGGTATGAAAACCAGTTTGCAGACCTCGCAACTTCTAAAGCAGGCCCGTATAATGTACGCCCGCGCTAGGATCGTTTTCAGCACCATGTTGTTGCAGTGCACGTGGCCCAAGAACAAGATGGCTTTTAAGCAGTCGGGCTACGCCAAAGTCTATTGTGATGAATGGTCCCTGATCACCGGGGCCAAGGCAGACATGATGCGAAAGCGCACTGACACATACCGCTTCAGTCATATTTGCGGCATCTCAAGTATGGACCCAGACCGAAAAGGCAAGGCCAGTGAAGACCCTATCTTGTTAGAGTTCAAGGAAGGTGACCAGCGCGAGTGGATGATGCCCGATCCCAAGACCGGCAAGCTATTCAAATGGGAGATGGGTGGCCCTGACGTTGGCTATGGGCTCATCTGGGACCAGGGTGCACGGCGAGATGATGGGACATGGGATTTAGACAAGGTAAGGGCATCTGCCTGCTTTAAGACGCCTTGTGGCACTGTCATTGACAACGCGGAGCGTATGCGTGTCACACGTCTTGGTGGGTGGGTGCCCCAATGCCTTGATGCGCCATCTGACATACGATCCTATCATTTGAACTGTTTTAGCCTGCCGTTCAAGTCGGGCGATTTCGGCCAAGTGGCAGTGGCGTTCCTGAAAGCCAAACACTTAGGCCCTCAGAAAATGAAAGCGTTTATCTACGAGTACCTCGCAGAAGAATGGGGTGATGAGGTCCAGAAGACCGACGAGGAAGCCCTACAGCACCGGATAGGCGAGTACAAGAAGGGCACCAAGTTCAGCGAGGCTGAGGCGTATGAGAACATCTATGTTAAGAAGCCCAGTACCGTGATAGTGACCAGTGACGTGCAGAAAGGGTATCACTACCAAGTGGCCCGTGAATGGATACAGGGCGGCGACAGTGGCCTGATTGAGTGGGGCAAAGGTGTGTTGCTGGAGGACTTGGTGACCTTTGAGCAAGGGCACGGCGCCGGGGCTGTGTTCATTGACGGACGCTATCGGAAAATGGAAGTTATGGAAGCATCGTTCTACAACAAGTGGGTGCCCACGTTTGGGTCAGACAAGCTAGCCCTGCCCTACCGGCTACGGAAAATGGACCCGTTTGAGGGCGTGTACGGGTCCGGCAAATATAGCATAGGCACCTACACGTTTGACACGGACCTGTTCAAGACACACCTACAGGACATGATTAACGGCGAAGGTGCCCATCTGTGGATGGTATACCACGGCACCGAGCTAGAATACATGCGCCAGGTATGCAGCGAGGAACGTGTCAATGGTGAGTGGGTTACGAAGCGTGGCCACACCCAGAACCATCTATGGGATTGTGAAGTGTTGCAGTATCTGGCAGCGGTCACAATGGGCATAGTCGAGCACGGGCCGTGGGCAGCGGTGCCAGAGGGCATAGACGAGGACGAGGACGACTAGCCCAACATATTGTGCCGTAGCCACTTAGCCTACACCACGCAAGGTATTTCCATAGCACTTATTGCCCCGCCTACTATCATTTGCTATCATCCCCGTTGATGAGTACAGACGTGTACCTTTTCAACGTGGAGCTACCAAATGGCCAGTGATCCAGCCGCCCTTAAAGCTGCCTACTTAGTCGAAGTTGCCAAGATATCCAACACCCTTGATAAAGCCCGCGCCACCTACATGGTTGACGTCTGGGCTGATGCTGTGGACCAACAGGCCGCCCTTGAGGCTGGCAAAGTACAGTCCTACAGCATAGGTGGCCGCACATTCACCTACCGTGACGCAGCAAGTGGCCAGCTTGCCGTGGCCAACCTTGAGGCCCAGATTCAGCGCATGATCTACGGGACGGTCACCCTGATTGACATGAACACCGCTGACCTAAGCGTGGAGACTTCCTGATGTTTGACCTGATGAACCGTTTTAGAGCATGGGTCGGTGGCGGCAGCGGCTACGGCAGTGCCAACCGCACCCGGTTCCGCAATTACATGGCCCTCAACCGTTCCCGTGACGTATCCGAAGACCGGGCCCTTGGCACCTACGGGCGCAAGATGACACGGCTTGAGTGCCGTGACCTGTACCGCAATGACCCTATCGTGCATGGTGCTGTGTCCCGTTTCGTTGACTACTCAGTTGGCCCTGGCATCTACCCGCAGGCGGCAACCAGTGACGATAATTGGAACGAGCTGGCAGACTCTTGGTGGCGTGATGTGTATATACCCACAGCCGATTACCGGCAGATACAGGGCGTGGACCTGATTACATTGCAGGGGCTGACCATCAGCCACCGTATCCTTGACGGCGAACTGGGCTACATCATGCTGGACAACGGCCAGATTCAGCCCGTGGAAGCTGGGCTAATCAAGACACCTAATGACCTGGCCGACAAGCAGAACGTGCAGCACGGGGTCCGTGTGGGTAAGGGCGGCATAGTTCAGGGCTACTACATCTGCGAGCGTAACGAAAAGGATGGCCCAGCCAACCCTGACAAGTTCAAGTATGTCAAGCGTGAGAATTTTATCCACTGCGCCAACATCTTCCGGGCGGCCCAGTACCGTGGTGTGCCGGACCTTGCCCCGGCAGTGCCGAAGCTACGTGACTACGCCGAGACCAGCGAATATGTGCTCAATAAGGTCAAGCTGGACAGCGAGCAGCAGTTTAAGCGCTTTGAAAAGGCCGGCCTGCCCAACATGCGTAACCGTGACGCTACAGTATGGAGCGACGAGAACAGCAAAGACCCACAGCGCATCGAGAAGTCGAGTTGGGGCCGTGTCCATAACCTGATGCCTGGCGAAGACCTTGAAGCCTTTACCATGACCAACCCTAACGGCGAATATGTGCCGTTCATGGAACATGAGCTACGGGCCGTGGCCGCCTGCCTGAACATCAGCTACGAATGGATGATGCTGATATTCACACAGGGCAGCTACAGTAGCCAGCGCATGAGCCGTCTTGCCACGCTCCGTACCTTCCAGTGTAACCGGGATTGGCTTGTCAAGTGCTTCCTACAGCGTCTACGGAACTGGCGCATAGCCAAGGAAATCAAGAATGGCGGGCTACCTCCTGCGCCGGTCAATGACAACGGCGTGAGCCAGTGGTGGCGTTGCAACTGGTCACAGGTCTACATGCCTGCTGCTGACCCGCAGAAGGAACAGGCTGCCCGCAAGGAAGAATTTAACATGGGCGTAACCAGCCTGACCGCTGAAACCCGTAAACTTGGCCGTGACCGTGACGATGTGCTGCGCGAGAAGGCCCAGGACTTGAAACGGGCCGATGAGATCGCCACAGAGTACGGGGTAGACCCATCCCGCATGATCGAGACAGGAACACCGGGGCTACAGCAAACAGCCCCAGCCAACAAGGAATAATAGATGAAATTCACACACATACTAACGGAGCTATACTGCAAGCCGGCGCTTATCGTGCCTGAGATGCACAAGCAGATATGCGAGATTGTCCGTGCCCACCTTACGGGCGAGGCCCATGAGGACAACGGCTGCGCGGCCATGTTCCAGGCACCCGAAGAAGACAAGGCCGAAGGCATGGAAATCGTGGACGGTGTGGCCATTATCCCTATCGAGGGCGTGCTGGACAAGCGCGTGTCCGACATGGCCAAGATGTCCGGTGCTGTTGGTTGTGACGATATTGAGGCTATGTTGACCGAGGCTGTGCAGGATGACACCGTTGACGGTATCCTGCTGGACATAAACAGCCCTGGCGGGTCCGTTACGGGCATCCCTGAGCTGGCAAGCAAGATTGCCGCAGCGGCCACCGTCAAGCCCATAGTAGCCTATACAGACACCCTGATGGCCTCAGCAGCATATTGGCTGGGTGCAGGGTGCTCGGCTATCTACGCAAGCCCCAGCGCATCCGTTGGCAGTATCGGCGTTTACATGGCTTTCATGGACACCTCCCGCGCCTACGAGATGCAGGGCTTGAAAACTGAGCTTATCAAGCATGGCAAGTACAAGGCCACCGGCATGGATGGCATAGCCATGACAGATGAGCAGCGTGAGTATTTGCAGGACCAGGTTGACCAGTTGGCAGCATGGTTCAATGGTTTTGTTGGTAAGCACCGTGACGCTATGCCGGCAAGTGCAATGGAAGGTCAAACATTCTTTGGCATCGACGCAGTGAACGTGGATATGGTTGACGCAGTTGGGTCTGCTGATGACGCAATGGCAGAGCTGCGCGATATGATTAAGGAGAACAAATAATGAGCATAGGCGCAGAAAACAAGGAACTCAAAGCGGCACTGACCGAGCGCGATCAGCGCGTCAGCGTCCTTGAGGACGAGAACTGCCAGTTGAAGGCAGAGAACGAGTCAATGGCAGAGCTGATCGAGAAGCAGGCTGACGCAGCATTGGACGTGTCAAACGCCAATATCGCAGAGCGTGACAACCTGGACGCCCAGATCAACGACCTCCGCGACGAGCTGGAACTGGCCAAGGCCACGATAGCTGAGTTGGACGAGGACAACACGGACCTCAGCGATGACAACGCACACTTGGAAGTCGTCAACGAGGAACAGTCCGCCCGGATGAGCAACCCTGCTTTTAAGCACGCGGAAGCTGAAGGCGAGGCCGTGGCAGCAGACATCGACGGCGAACCCGAAGATGAGCCCACAACCCGTGAGCAGTACGAAGCCATCACCGAGCCCGGTGCCAAGCACGCTTTCTGGCGCAAGCACAGGAAGGAATTGGCCGAGGTGCCCAGCAAGGACAAGGAGTAACCATGCGTAAGTTCCACATCATAGGTCTGGTCACGTTTGTGGTCCTGGCCAGCGTGTGTGGTGTTATTGCTGGTGACCGTACACTGAAAAGCCAGATTCTGACCGTGACCCCGTCCGGTACGAATGTGACGACCAGTGTTACCAACGCCACAATTCAGGGCTTCCTTGAGGAGATAGTAATTGATATGCCCGCTGCCACAGTGACCAGCACGGTATCGGTGGTCTATGACTACGGGCTGACAACGCTATCTGATCTGACCCTGGCCACAACCAACGGTATCAATGCGGACGTAACCATGCGGCCCCGTGTCCTGCCTACCGACAACGGTGGTGACACGCTCGGTGCTGTGCCGGTTAAGTACGCACTGACGGGTGGCAAGGTGATATTCAAGGTTACTGAAACCACGCTATCTGGTTCCAACAACGCACATAAAGTGCTTATTAAATACTCGACAAACTAAGGAGACAAAACATGCGTAAAGTAGCGATGATAGTTTCCGCGTTGCTGGTTTCGGCCTTGCTGGTCGGCATTGTACATGCCACGGTCACAAGTTCCGACGCTGAAAACCGGAAGTTCAAAACCAAGACCCTGTCGTTTTCAGGCGAAGCCATCAGCATGGCGTTTGTGAACACGGGCGTGGTCACAAGTGCTGGTGTCAAGATAAGCCAGTGGCCTGCGGGCATCATTGCCTTGCACGGTGCAGTGCTCAAAGACGTTGTTGTTACGGTTACAGATACCAACAACATCAGTGCAGCTACTGCTGGCGACCTCACGGTTGGCACGGTTACCGCATCAGGCGCCGACCTGACGGGCACCGAGGCTAATATCATACCCAAAACCGCAATGAACACCATGACCAACCCGGTTAGTGCCTACCTGGCCAGCCCGGCTCCGGTTGATGGCTCAAGCACGGCAGCGGGTGTGTATGTCAATCTGATGATTGATGCCGACTCGGCTGACGCGATTCACACAAACGCAATGACCGTTGCTGGCACATTGCAGATACTTTACTCGGAAATGCTTGACTACTAAGCATCCGGTATTCAACAAGGAGATAAGAAAATGGCGAATACATTAGCAGGCGTATCACATGATAACATCGCCCGTATCGGCCTCGATGCCTTTGCGGACGCACTGGTGCCCATCAAGGGCTTCACGACTGACCTGAGCGCAGACGTTGCACAGGGCACCACAGTTTCCACCCGTATTGTCCCGGTAGCGGGCACGGTTGGCGACCTGAATGATGACCACACAGGCGCATACTCGGACGCGATTGATGACCAGGTGTTGAGCCAGGTACAGGTCACGCTGGGCGAGGACCCCGTGATTGGTTTTGGCTTCACGGATCAGGAAGTTGTACAGATGAACGCTGGTGTCTACAGTGACACTGTCAAGCGCCTCATCGAGCAGCACGCTTACGCGGTTGCCAACAACATCCTTGACGCCATCTGGGCGAAGGTTGACAGCACATTCACAGCAGGCGTAAGCGCAGTCCTCGCGGCTGACTTCGGTGCTGATGATATGTTTGATGCCCGTGCCGACTTCGTGGCCAACGCTGGCCGCATGACGGACAAGCCCGTTTGCGTCCTCCAGCCTTCGTACTACAGTGCGCTTGGCAAAGATGGTGCAATTCAGGACAACAGCAAGAGCCAGCTCGACACGCTCATCTCCGGTGAGATTCCGAAGGTAGCAGGTTTCGAGGTTCTGGAAGCCCCGTCGATCGCTGGCGCAGCCGGTGCAAACACGGTTGGTTTCTGCGCGGTTCCGTCTTGCCTGGCAATCGCCATGCGCGGCATCAGTGCTGGCCCGGAAGTAGAGAATGATCTGGTAGCATTTGAAGTAATGCGCCACCCGGAAACGGGCGTCATCCTCGTTTACTCAAGCTGGGTAGACCGCACTTACCGTAAGCTCAACCATGCTTTCCAGTGCCAGTACGGCATTGCAGACGGCGTGACCACTTCCCTCCGCAGGATCACATCTGCGTAAGGATTGAAATCGTGGCGGGTCAGGGCAGCCCCCTGGCCCGCTATACGAAAGGAACAACACAATGGCTATTGGGAAAAAGAAGAAAGTTGCACCGAGCATAGGCAAGCCGCGTGACCTTGCACCGCCTCAGCCCATCACGGGTAGGAAGCGGGCACACAGGTTGCATGTGGCTATCGGTCTTGACGTTGATAATCAGTCGCATCTTCTGGGCAAGGGCCCGGAACAGAATTTCATGCAGTTGCGTGAAATCGGGCGTGCGCTGATTCTGAACAATGGGCAAACCACGGTTGATGGCCGTGATATTCAGTTGACCAGTGCAGCGATTATGCGCCCCGGCGAAAGGCCACCCAAGCGTTACACGTTCCGGCCTGCCAAGGCGACACCTAAGAAGAAGACAACTAAGAAGGCTGCCCCGATTACCTCGGAGTAACCTTTGCTGGCCCACGGGGCGGGTTTGGTTCAACTCCTGCCCGCCCCTTTTTTGTAAGGACCGACACAGATGGCAACAAATAACACAGGCGTAGACTTTGACAACGATGTGGCCCACGCGGTCACAGACCTGACCGACTCCTTCACCTGGTCAGGCACCGCCTACAATGCTGTTATCAGCCAGATCAACCGGGGCATTGTCATTGACGGCATCGAGGGCCCGGCTGACGAAATCGCTTTTGAGATAGTAGTACGCACCAGCCTGTTCAGCGGGTCACGGCCCACATCAGGCGACAACGTGACGATAAGCAGCACCGACTACCGGATTGACCGGGTCGAGACAGACGAGGCTGACGCAGCACTGAATATCATATGCGTGTCAGACATTGGCCGATGAGTAACTGGGGCAAAATAGCATTTGCGGTACGGATAGGCGCTGGCGCTGACGGTGCCTTTGTGCAATCGCTTACCAAGCATATTGGCTGGGGTATGCGTCAAGGTGACGTGATGCTTGAGCCTACCGTGGGATTGCCGCACCACTACGCCGCTGAAGCCCTGGCCAAACAGTTCCTTGCCACCGAATGTGACACGCTCATGTTCATTGATGATGACATGGTGTTTGACAGTGCCGATATTGACCGCCTACGGGACGACCCACGCGGGCAAGGGTATGGCATACTACAGGGCCTTGTCGTGCGTTCTCAGCCCCCTTACGACCCTCAGACAGGCACGCCACGGCCCAAACCTAACGACGTGTACGAAGTGCCCCACTGTGGGCTGGCCTTTGTGATGATACGGCGCGAGGCACTGCTGGGTGTGGTCAAGCATAAAGCCAGGGGCGAGATGTGTTTCGCATGGGGCTTGGACGGCATGGCCGAGGACGTGTCGTTTTGCCACAAGGCTGTGGCTGCCGGTTTCAAGTGCGGGTGCCATAGCGGCGTGTTGCCCGGTCACAGGATTACGCTGGTTGGCCGGTTCAATCCTGACAAGGGCAAAGCAGAGTTTACGGGGCTGGCCTATAACGGGCTGGCCACGGTCAAGGAGTACCAATGCCAAGTGTAAATGTAGCGGCAAATGGGCTCACTGTGGACTCGGATGGGTTCCGTAGGCAACTGGTTGAGTTTGCCAAGCAATACAACCTTGACATCAAACAGTTTGTCACGGACCAGATGCGTCTGTTTTGCACTGACAATCTCCGCAATTTCCCACCCAGCAAGAACCTGGCAAAGACCACCGTGGAGAACGCGGCCACAGGCAAAGAGGCCCTGACGGCATTGGGCGCAAAATCGGAGCAAGACCTTGGTAAGCGTGCTGTGCGTGCTGGTGTTGATGAGGTTGTTGTGGCCATGACCCCGGTACAGGTCAAGCGCGCTGTTGATCTGAGTGGCACACTAGACGGGTATATGCTGATTCGCGCAGAGAACGCCACGCCTACCAGTGGTGCCGCATGGGCTGTAGAAAAGGCCAAGTTCAACCCGTCTGCATCTGAGCTCGATATCAGGCAACAGCACCAGCGTTATCGCAATAGCCGTGGCCGGGTCAAGGTGGGCACACTACGCAATCGCAATGTCAAGGGCTTCACCACAGTGCCCAAGTTGCATGTGAAGCGGGCAGCGTATAACCGCTACCTGCGCGCTCGTTACAAGAACGTGGG